CTTCAACGACCGTTGCTTAATCATTACCATGCCGCCATTGCGCTGGTCACCTGTCCCAGATGTGTTGCCTTCAATGCAAGTGACAACGTCACTTCCGTGCTCAAAATCAACAACAATGCCAATGTGTGAAATGCGATCAACTCCGTCATGTGGGAAATCCATGAAGGCCAATGCGCCTAGACTTGGCAAATTTGACCAACGATTTGTTTCTTTAAATTTATGTGCGCCCATTGCCGTCGAAACGACTGAATGAATTTTGACACCAGCTTGATCTGCACACCAATTGACAAACGAACCACACCACGGCAAACCGTCGGCTTTTGTAAATCTGCCATACTTTGTCAGGTTGTCGCCTTCTTCGATCGTGCCAACCTCAGTTGCGGCAACTTCGATCAACCTAGCATTTGTACCCTGCGGGTATGTCATAGACCCAATGCCTTTAAGTCGTCCAATGTCAAACCAAGCTTAGTAAGTTTTGCTTCAGCTGCGGCTTTTGCTGAAGCAACTTTTGCTATTTCAATGTCTTGTTTTGCTTGGGCGTCTGCACGTTCGGCGTCATCTTTTTCACGTTGCGCATATTCCTCAACTGTAAATTCGCTGACTTCATCACCAATTTGCTTAAATAGTTTTTCCATGATTGCTCCTTAACTCTTTTTTAATCCATAGATGCGATACGTACCGCTAAAAGTACCTGAATTTGGGAATATTGTTAAAGAGTCAAACACTGTTGTCGCATTAAATCCAACACTTCTAATGTCTGTTGTGAAACTTCGGGTGCTTGAATTCATCAGCATCATTGTGACGGCTGAAAGATTAGGATTAAAAATAGTCCAACTAAAGTTTGTCTCAGTGCCAGATGATCCTTCAATGTATGGTCCGTGTATATAAGTTTGAGACGAAAGACCAATCAAAGTTTGTGTCGGAGTTAAAGTTATTTTTTGACCTGTTATAAAATAACTTGCTGAAGAATTATCTGTGCCGCTGGTACGAAATCGGACGGCACAGTCTCCGCTTGCCGATCCTGATGTGATATTAACTGTCAAATAGTAATTATCGTAAGTTGATGAAAATGTGTCATTAGGTAATGAAACAGTTGAAACCGATGAAAAGGTACTAGATGTAATCAAATTTAATCCGCCTGTTGGTGCAGACCATGTTGGCACGCCACCTGCAACGGTTAAAACATTTCCAGTGGAACCAATGCCCAAACGGGTGTTTGTGTTTGCCGTAGCTGATGAATACGCAAGATCACCAAGCGTTGTGCCAGGTTGCAATGCCTTCAGTCGTGTGTCAACGCCTTGTAATGCAACGTCAAAATCAGCTGGTAAATCTGTTACTAAATCGCTTGACGTTGGAAGCACAAAACCATAATTTGTGGTCGGATTTGCCATTTGTTCCCCTTTTCTAAGCCACTATTGTGGCATTTGCCCAGTCTAAAGTCGGCGACACGCTTGCCCATGTTTCTGTCACTGGTACGTCATTCCAGCGCATAGCCTGTAATGAGTAAGCCAGCGGCGACAATAACAAAGTCACCGAAAGTTGATTGTACGAAGCTCTAAACGACCAGCCTTCGACAAAGCCTTGAAATGTGCCTGAGTTCATGTTTAATGGCAGATTTTGCAGCGCAATTGCTTCACCCATAAAAACGTTGATGAGTTTGTCACGATCGGCATTGTCGATTTCAGGGTTAGTCAGGTCAAAAGAGATTTCGCTAAAGATAGGCTGAGGGTTAGCACGCAAGGACAAATAAAATGCAGCTTGTGAGGTCGCGTCAGCTGCGTCATGCAATGTTGTTGTGATGACCTGACCAAGATTGCCATACAAAGCAATTGACGCTGGATCGCTGTCTGATACGTCATTTTGACTTGTCGTGCCGTATTTGATTGTTACGGCGTTGCGTACGTCACCAACACGAGTTTCAATCCGTAAACCAGCTGCGCGAGCATGGCGGGCATCAAGATCGACATAACCGTTGGCTGAAAGATAAGTCGTGCGGTGCGTTGAATCGGCGTAACCAATACGCCCCTGTGCGTCTTCGTAAAGATAGCCAAGCCCAGATGTTGCCAGTGCTGCAACCAATGAATAAACGTCAATCGGATCAGCATTCCCAGCACGGGCAGATAGGTCGTAATTGCCTGGACGATCAATTTCACCAAGTCCAGTATTGCCAGCCTGTGCCCACGTTGTCGCTGGATCGTATGTTGCCCACGTTAGGGAACCTGGCACTTCTGCCCATGTTTGAAATACGGTTGCTCGCAAAACTTCATAAATTTGATCACCGTCAAAATCACGTGCAATTGCGTCTGTATAGATAACTTTTGGCAAACGTGACAATGCGCCCAAAGCGGTTAGGTTGTAAGTCTGAGTAAACATGGTCGAACCTACGTCACGGACTTCCAAACCAATGTCAACGACGTTGCCGCCAAAAATAGGCACAAACGTGCCTGATGTGTTTTTAATTGAAACGCCAATTGTCGAGTTGATCGAAACTGGGATTGCAGCTTGATTGACGTCGATCAACTGAAGATTGACATACCCTGCCTGAGCCTGCTCGTAAATATTTGTTCGACCGCTGCGAATGACAAGATTTGCCAAAACCGCGTCAGTGTATTCAACGCCGTCAATTTCAACCAACCAGACTGGATTCCACTGGGTCATGCGATTTGCAGGTTAGTTGCGCCACCTGTGCCGCGATAGAAGCTGTTATTTAAAGTTTCTACAATTGTGCGGGCAGTGCCTTCTTTGTCAAACGCACCACTGGCGTTTAAGTTAATTGTTGTGCCACTATCTCGCGCTTCAGCCATTCTGAATGATCCCGCATTAAATGAACCTGCAACGACGTTTGTTGCAGCGGCAGCTGTGGCAGCAACTTTTGCGGCAGTTGAAACACCGCCGCCGCTTGACGTTGTTGTGCCGTTACCTGAAGGTACTGTAATGCTTGGAATTGAAGGTACTGAAGTTGAAACGCTTGGTGTAGCAATTGTTGGCACGCTCACTGTTGGCGTTGTAATTTTTCCGACGTTTGGTAAAAATGGGATCGAATTGTAAGCCGAAATCAAAGCGTTAATTCCAGCGACAGCACCAGAAATTAACCCATTCAAAATTTTTACAACGCCAGCAATAACGTCAATAACGCCGCCTGCGATTTTTCCTGCAACTTGTAAAGCACCGCCTAAAACTGTCCCGATAACTGGTGCAACATACGTTGCTATTAACACACCAAACTCCCTAAAAGTATCGGCGTTGTCACCAATTGCATCTTTGACGTATGCAAAAGCTTTTAGCAAACCGTTAATGATCGGCGTAAAAGTATTGACAATAACGTTGCCCAATGAAGTAATTACTCCACCAAGCCCATTGCCGTTAAGGCTAAATGCCCCTGAAAAAGCGTTGATGATTGGCAAAGCATTGTTGTTAATAAAACCTATTAGTTTTTCAAGAATTGGTAGCAAGGCAAAACCAATAGTTTCTTTTGCTTCATCAAATGCAACTTGCAGACGAGCAATTCGACCTGAGTAGGTTTCAGCATTTTTCGCAGCTGCACCGCCAAACAATTCGGTTAGCTTATCCTGCACCTGGGTGAATGACATTGTCTTTAATTCGGCAGCCGATAAACCAACCCCTAATTTGCCAAGTGCCGCGGTATTACCGTCAAAACCCTTACTCAATGCCGCCGCTACGGTTTCCAGCGGCTTTCCTGTTGCGGCACTAATGTCTAATGCTTGCGCCAGTAATTGCTGTGCCTTTTCTGTGTCGCCCGTCGATCTGACCAGTCTTCCCAATGCTGGGCGTAGCTGATCGTCAGCAACACCAGTTGCCAATGACATTTGCAGAATCGAATCTTCGGTTGCCGCAATTTGTGCCTTTGTAGCCCCTGTGGCGTTTTCTAAGGCCAATGCAAGCTGTGTCTGTGCCTTTTCATCTTCAATGGCGGCTTTGACGCCTTCAACGCCGATTTTGATTGCGTAAGCACCAGCGGCGGCGGCTGCGGCAGCAAAAGCCGCGCCAACGACTTTTCCAACCTTGCCCATTTTGTCGCCAAAGGTTTCAACGTCCTGTGTAGCGGTTTTAAGCGATTTGTTGAGATTGTCAACGTCGCCAAGAATCGAAAGTTTGAGGGTACGACTGCCAGCCATTAGTTGTACTCCTTAACAATTGTTGAAAACGCTTCTTCCCATTTTTTAACTATCTCAGGCTGAGCACTTCGCAGTGTCGGATAGATGAACCAGCCGCGCGATCCACGACCTTCACGGCCTGACCAGACTGGGAATTGTTTGTAACGATTTGATCCAAATTCATAGCCGCCCCAAACTTGTTGAGTCGTGCCACCGCCGCTTAGTTTTTGACGTGCAAAACCATAGGAAATCTCACCAATTTTTGATGACTTGGAAACGGTTGCACCGCTGGCAATAATTGAAGCAACGCGGTTATTTGCTGATCCCGCTGTGCCAATGACTTTTTGTTTTACGTATTCTGCAAGCTCTGAGGTTTTTTCTTTTGCTTGCTTAGTAGCTTCTTCGTCCATTGCTTTGAATGATCGAACAATGGCACGCAATTCAGCCTTGTCGTAGCTGATTGCCTCAGTTGCCATTTGCTCGCCTTTCCAAAATTTCAATGACCGTCAAAATGTCTTCGGCGGTTTCAAATACGTTTGGGGGTAGTCCCGTGGCCAAGACTACCTCCCAAACAATTCGACTTAGGCTTCCGACTGGGTAGCTTTTGGGTTTGCTTCACCAACGATCACTTCGGCAATTGTTTCTGTCCAAATGTCAATTGGCTTTACTGGCTTTCCCGCAGCTTCGCGTTTCATGGCGTTATAGGCCAAAAAGACTAAATCGGAAATACCGATTTTTTCTTGCGCTTGTGCAATGGTGTTGCCTGTGTGCTTTTCCCATTTAACCCACTCAGGCGGTGCAGCTGTGTAAGTGATCTGCGTGCCGTCGTTGTATTCAATTGTTATTGGTAACTTCATTTTTCCTCCCGATTGTTTTTTAAGCGAAGTTTTCGGCTGGTGTGCCAATTACTGTGAATGACAACGATACTGTCTGTGCGTCAGGTGCGCTGCCTCCCACGCTTGGAAATGCTGGCAAAATCTGGAATGTGAATGTTGCACCGCTGGCAGCTGTCATGACTGTGCTGATACCTGTGTTTGGTGCTGATTCTGTTGCATTCCATAAGCCTTCGCAAAGTGAACCTGTTGCGCCCCAGTCTGCAAGCATTTCAACGTCGAATGTAAACTGATCGTCAATGTGCTTGTACACCTTGCCGTCAAGTGTTTGGTAAGTTTCAATTGTTGGGCTGTTTGACAATACTGCGCTTGTTGCTTGGGCGTCGTAATTATTGCCACCAATAGTAAAGGTGACGTCGCGCCCAGTTATTACTGTTGTTGGCATTTTTACTCCTTAGATTGTCTGTGTGTAGTAAGTTGAAACGTTGATGTCGGCCACGAGCATAGGGCTTTGTCCTACTTCCAAAACCGTCGGCTTTTCGATTGTGCCTACAACGTATCCTGACGGCATTGCCGCAAGAATTCCAATGATGAGCTTTTCTAAATTGTCCAGTGATCCAGCATTGCTGTTTGAAGCAACAATTGCTGAAATGGCAAAATTAAGTTTGACTTTTACTTCGTTTTTACCAATAAGCACGACTTCGCCATAGGGTGAATCTGGGACAACTACGATTGCAGGTGGGATCGGCGACTCTGGCACGCTTGGATAAATGTTGGCAGCTAGTGACGCAAATGCGTTTGCTAATGCTGATCTTGTTTCGGCGATTGAGTTGGCGGGCATTATTGCACCACGGTTTCAACGTCCAAGAATGGCTGCAAAAGTGTTGAAACGCGATTGGTCAAGCTGCGACCCATGCGGTAAGGCGTGGCCGTAAAATCGACGCCCTGGATTTCGCCGCCAGCTGCAACGCGTGATTGAAACACTTCAACTGATACTGCTAAAACGGCAGACTCGATTGCTGGTGAATTTGCGTAAAGATTGGCCGCAGAATAACCCGAAAGCGTAGCTGTGCCGTTTGGCACAATAGGTCTAATGGCCACGTCAGCGTTTACTAGGCTGGCTGTAAAGTAACGGGCACCAATGTCCTTTGAAAGTGTAAATGTATTGCTGAAAGGCGCAGGCAGACCAGTAACAATGACTGATTGACCCTCAACAAAATAATGTGGGCGCACTGTGTAAAAGTAAGCGACGTTTGTTTCAAGTTTGTATGAATCGATTGCAGATGTGTTTGCCACAAGCATGGGCAAAATGACAGCTTCTGCGGTGTTGATTATTTCATCTAAAACGCTGTCAGGGTACAAGGAAACCGAAACGCCAAGCACTGTTCGCAACTGTGCTGTTGAAATGATACTTGGCATTTCGGTTCCTTTCGTTCGGCTGCGCTACGCTCGGGAGGATACGTAGCGCATGATTAGTGTGGGTTTCTTATGAAACCATGTAACGGTATGAACCTGCGCCAAGCTTTGTAGCCACTGCGCCGTAACCGTAATAAGCAACGTTGACCTGACCTGTGTTGATTACGTTTGTTGATAGTTGCAGACGTGGAGACTCATACCATGTGTATGCAGTTGGGTTAACAACGATCAATGTGTTGTCGCCAATTCCTGAACCGTCTGTCAGTGCAGTTGAAACGCGTAGATTTAGACCAAGTAGGTTCCCGCGAATCGCTGTTGCAGTCAATGTACCACCAGCGTTCTGTGGGTTAATTGTCTGTTGGAAGATTGGACGGTTTGATCCGTCAACCAAGCCCATAAGTGCGCCCCACTGCTCAGGTGAGACAACAATATT